GTCATCCGTCGAGAGATGCGGCGACATCTCGGCCGATCGGCGTCGGTTGATCTCTGGTTAGGCATCACGACCGACGAGGCGCACAGAATGAAGCCGAGCCGGGTTCAATGGGTGAGGCATCAATACCCTTTGATCGACCTCAACATGAGGCGATCCGACGTCTCGGCGTGGTTCCGCAACCGGGGAATGGATCCTCCAGCGGCGAGCGCTTGCGTCTTCTGCCCTTACCGCTCCGACGCGAACTGGAGACGACTGAAGTCCGAAGATCCCGACGGCTTCGCGCGAGCCGTGCGATTCGACCATACGATCAGAGCCGGATTCAGCGGAAGCAAAGCGCCGCCCTTCGTCCATCGGTCATGTATGCCGCTCGACGAGGTCAACTTCTCAGAGAGTCAACGCGACCTCTTCGGCGACGAGTGCGCCGGTATATGCGGAGTGTAACCATGACAGCGAAGAACAGAGATAGAAGCGCCGAACGCCAAGGCCGGATCGGCTCGGCCGATGTCGGGGCCATACTGCCCGGCGTCGAGCACCCTTACCGATCACCGCTGGCAGTCTGGCAGGTCATCACGGGCAGCTATGAAGGCGACGATCTGAGCGCCTCACTACACGTGCGGATCGGCTGTGACCTCGAGCAGATGGGCCTTGACGCATACGAGGCCGAGACGGGGCGATGGCCCGAACCAATCGGCACGTTGTCGTGTCCGGCGCTGCCCTACCTGAGCGCGACGCCTGACGGCTACGACCCCGCAGCGAAGACGATCACCGAGGTCAAGTGTACGTTCGCATCATGGCCTGAGCCGCCCGCGTATCACTGGGCACAAGTACGCTGGCAGGGCTCGATCCTAGAGACGACCGATCGCCCGGTCGAGACGCTGTGCATCATCGTGATCCGCCTCGGCGGCTTCGCGCCCGTGATCGAGTACCATCGCCGGCCGTTCGATCGCGAGCTGGCGTCGTCTGAGTTCGTCTACGTCGTCGACTGGTGGGCCGCTCACGTCGAGACAGGGACAGCACCGCCAGCGACCGGCGAGAGCGTGCGCGACGGTGCCGCCGAGCGGCAATACCCGGCAGCCGATAAGGCCGAGATGATAGCGGCGACGAGCGAGGCCGATGTCGAGGCGCTCGCCGTCTACTCGAAGTGGCGAGAGCGTCGCGAGTACGCCGAGCTTCAGGAGCGCGAGGCCAAGGCGCAATTGATGACGCGGATCGGGGAGGCGCGCGGCATCGAGGCCGCAGGCGTCGGGCGCGTGACGTGGTCAGCGCGGAAGGCGTCGACCCGGATCGACTACAAAGCGATCGCCAAGGCGCTAGACCCGCCCGAAGACCTCGTCGAGAGGCACACAAGGATCAGCGCGGGCGGGCGCACGTTCCGATGGACTAGAGCAAAGCAGGAGGGCAGCAAGTGAGCACGAACACAGACGCCGAAGGATTTGCCGCGCCGTTCGGGGAGATGATCCAAGCGCTGGAGGTCATCCGCGAGACGATGCCGGGCGCACGCGAGAAGGTCGCGATCATGCGTGCCGAGTTCGAGCGCATCGACGCCTGTCTCGGTGAGGTGCGCCGCGTGCTGCCTGACCTCTACACGCTCTCAGACATGATCCCGCAACTGTACGAGATCACGCGCGCATTCTCGACGATGAGCGCCCGCATTGAATCCAACGAAGCGCCAAAGCAGGAGGACAGCAAGTGAGCACGATCAACATTCACGGCAAAGAATACGAGCCAGTAGCAAGCCGGATCGGGCGCTTCCGAGCGGAGCGGCCGAGCTGGACACTGACGACCGAGATCCTGGTCGACGACGGCGAGCGCGTCCTAATGCGCGCTGTACTGCTCGACGAGGACGGGCGGATCGTCGCCACGGGACACGCCGAAGAGCTACGCCAGGCGAGCCGGATCAACAAGACGAGCGCCGTCGAGAACTGCGAGACGAGCGCGATCGGTCGCTGCCTGGGCATCGCCGGCTATGACCTCGCCGGTCAAGTCGCCACGGCTGAAGAGGTGACACACGCGATCGAGGGTGACCAGCTGGCCAAGGCGCGCGCGTGGTTCGGCGCTCGCGAGCTAACGGCCGAGCGTCGGCAAGAGGTCGACACCGCGCTCGAGGCGGGCAACCTGCCGAGGCTGAGAGCGCTCCGGCAAGCGGAACTCGCCGGGGATGCGAGGATCGCCGTCAAGGCACCTAGAACGACCGCGAATGGTACGGCCGACAATATCCCCGCGGAGTGGCGGGACGAGAGCCTGCGGAATGAATGAGCTACATACGACCGAAGACTACCGCGACTTCCTAGCCAGCAAGGCGAGGCTTCACGCATTCAACGGGATCGACGTCGACCCGTCTGAACTGCACTCGAGCCTGTTCGACTGGCAAGCGCGGATCGTTAGTTGGGCGCTCCGCAAGGGGCAGGCGTGTCTCTTCGAGGATTGCGGCCTCGGTAAGACCTTTCAACAACTCGCATGGGCGCACCACGTGCCCGGCGACGTGCTCCTTGTGGCACCGCTGGCCGTCGCCGAGCAGACGAAGGCGGAGGCTGACCGCTGGGGATACTCGGCGCGGGTATCACGGGACGGGTCGAAGGCCGCCGAGATTACGATCACGAACTACGAGCAGATCCAGAAGTTCGACCTGTCCGACTTCGGCGGCCTCGTCCTGGACGAGTCGTCTATCCTCAAGTCACACACTGGAGCGACCCGTAACGCTATCATCGAGGCTTCGGCACGCGTGCCCTTCCGCCTCGCCTGCACCGCCACGCCGGCGCCCAATGACTATATGGAACTCGGGAACCATGCCGAGTTCGTGGGCGCGCTGTCCCGCGTCGAGATGCTCTCTACGTACTTCGTGCATGACGGCGGCGACACGGCGAAGTGGAGGCTGAAGGGGCACGCCGTCGAGGACTTCTGGTCGTGGCTCGCCACGTGGGCCGTGATGCTCCGCACGCCGGCCGACATCGGCGGCGACAGGGAAGGCTTCGACCTGCCGCCGCTCGAGGTGCATGAGCGGATTATTCAGAGCGGGATCCAGTCCGAAGGGCAGCTCTTCGCGCTCCCTGCGCGGTCCCTGACCGAGCAACGGCGAGCACGCAGAGCGACAGCGGCCGACCGCGTCGCGGCCGTCGCCGAGCTGGTCAACACGACCCCTGGGCCGTGGGTCGTATGGTGCGAGCTGAACGCCGAGGGCGACGCGCTCACGAAGGCCATCGACGGGGCGATCCAAGTCGCCGGATCCGACTCGCCCGAAGTGAAGTCGGAGCGGCTCGGCATGTTCGCCAGCGGTGCCGCGCGCGTGCTTGTGACGAAGCCGAAGATCGCCGGGTTCGGGATGAACTGGCAGCACTGTCATCAGATGGCCTTCGTCGGGCTCTCGCATTCGTGGGAGCAATACTACCAAGCGATCCGGCGGTGCTGGCGCTTCGGTCAACTGAGCCCGGTGGACGTCTTCGTCTTCTCGACGGACGTCGAGCTTGCTGTGCTCGAGAACATCAAACGCAAACAGGACCAGGCCGACGAAATGGCCGCTCAAATGGTGGAGATGATGAGCGAGACGATGAACGACGAGATCAACGGTGAGTCACTGGTGACGGATACGCCATACGACCGCGACATGACGAGCGGCGAGGACTGGACAATGCATCACGCCGACTGCGTCGAAGTGACGGCCGCGCTGCCCGACGACTCGCTACACTATACGGTATTCTCTCCGCCCTTCGCGTCCCTGTACACGTACTCGGCAAGCGATCGGGACATGGGCAACTGCACCGATCAGGCTGAGTTCTTCGTTCACTTCGACTACCTGATCGGAGAGCTATACCGGGCGACGATGCCTGGGCGCCTCCTGAGCTTCCATTGCATGAATCTCCCGACGTCCAAGACGAAGCACGGCGTGATAGGGCTGTCTGACTTCCGCGGTGAGCTGATCCGCCGCTTCGTCAATGCGGGCTGGATCTTCCATTCCGAGGTCGTGATCTGGAAGGACCCAGTCACGGCAATGCAGCGAACCAAGGCGCTCGGCCTGCTTCACAAGCAGATAAAGAAGGACAGCTGCATGAGTCGGCAGGGGATACCCGACTACCTCGTCACAATGCGGAAGCCGGGCGAGAATCCCGAGCGCGTCTCACACACTAACGAGTCGTTCCCCGTGTCGCTGTGGCAGCGTTACGCGTCGCCCGTATGGCACGACATAAAGCCGAACGATACGCTCCAGTATAGGAGCGCTCGAGAGCACGAAGACGAGCGCCATATCTGCCCGCTTCAACTCGACGTGATACGCCGCGCGCTGATGCTCTGGAGCAATCCGGGCGACACGGTATACAGCCCGTTCGCGGGCATCGGTAGCGAAGGGTACATAGCACTTCAGGAGGGCAGGCGCTTTATCGGCGCCGAGCTGAAGACCAGCTACTTCGGGCAGGCGTGCCGCAATCTGACGAACGCGCGCGCTCAACAGACGCTGGCGCTATGAAGTGGCGCCTCGTCTATCTCGAGTCGCCCTTCGCTGGCGACGTCGATCGTAATCTGCACTACGCGCGGATCTGTATGGCCGACTGCCTGGCAAGGGGCGACGCTCCGTTCGTCTCTCACGCGCTCTACACTCAACCGCACGTCCTAGACGATGACATCCCGGAAGAGCGCACGCGCGGCATGTCGGCCGGCTTCGCCTGGGCCGACGTCGCCGAGGTGTCTGTCTTCTATACCGACCTCGGCATCAGCAAGGGGATGCAGCAAGGGATCGAGCACGCCGAACGAGCCGGCCGCACGATCGAATATCGAACGCTCGGAACAGACTGGAGGATTGAATGAACCTAGTAGTGATAGTGGGCAACGTAGGAAGGGATCCAGAGCTTCGGCACACGCAGAGCGGCAAGGCGGTTGCGAACTTCAGCGTTGCGACGTCGGAGCGCAACGGCGAGACGCAATGGTTCAACGTCACGGTCTGGGACAAGCAAGCCGAGCTGTCGTCTCAATACGTGAAGAAGGGCGACCGGATCGCCGTCACCGGGCGGATGCGCTCACGGGACCACGACGGGAAGGTCTACTGGGATCTGATAGCAGACCGCGTCGAGTTCGGTGCCAAGCGTGACGACCGAGCCAACGACGAGCCGCCGAGGTCGCCCGCTAAGGCACCGCGCAGGCCGAAGGAACAGCACGAAGGCCAGCACAAGCGCGCGCGCTGGGACGACGGCGACATCCCGTTCTAGTGTCGAAGGGCTACTCCATAGTGAGCCACGCGCTACTCGAGCGCGTGTGCTCCGTCCCTACCTCCGGCCGGACCAAGGATCTGTTCTGGCTGGTGTACCGGCACACGATCGGCCGCTCGGCCGGTCGTGACGCCGGGCGGGAATGGCTCACGACGTCGGCCGGCATCATGTCGGGCTATGGATTCAAGCGCTCCACGCTTCACCGCTGCCTGGCTCAAGCCTCAGACCTCGGCCTCGTCACCGTCACGAAGGAGGGCCACAACTGGCGGCTCGGAGTCGGCCCAGACTTCGTCCCGAAAACGGGACACGATATCCCGAAAACGGGATCTAATATCCCGAAAGTGGGACACGATATCCCGAAAACGGGACACGATATCCCAGAATCGGGTTCAAATGCGCGTGCTGCTCGGCCCTTAATAAGAAGAAG